CATTAACAATGTGTCTGCCAGGCCTCGCGTACCACCCATCGTTTCCTGGAACTGGTTCCAGAACTTAGAGGTCGACGACTGTGGCTCTTCGTATAACGCAGCCCTTGGAACGCCTGGCAACGTGTCAGCAGCCAGGGGATCAGACCCTGCAATACCGCCACCAACTGTCAGAGCACCCGTGCCATAGATCGGTAGCTTCTTCTTGCCAATGAGCTTTGCAGCCTCATCGAATGACATTCCAAGAGTCTCAGCAGTCGCTGCGACACGGTCTTGCCACAGACGTGCGATCGTCCTGGCAGATGACTTGAGTCCGGTCTTCTCTCCAGAATCAAACCAGGCTAATGCCTGCGCTTCAGCAGGTGAAACACCGACCTTGTTTGCAACATCGGTATATAGCTCTGCCATTGGCGCGTACTCATACTGAGTATTTACGCCGCCATAAGGCTTTGTCTTGCGAGAATCGAGACCATCATCAACATCAGACGCTGCAGAGAATCGACCTTCTTTCTTGTAGGTCTCGCGAGCGTCCTTATTCAACCAGTTCTCATTCAAGTTACCTTGCCCGACGACTTCCTCGAGCCCGTCGACAGCATTACGAATCGCGTGCGTATCAACCGTCACGTTCTCCAGGTTGCCTCGACTGTTCTCAGCGAAGTTCACTGGCTTCGGGTTTGCTGCCTGGTCGTAATTCTTGTTCATGTAATTGACGCCACGCTGCTTGTGGCTATCCATCATCGCGTAACCACGATCATTACTGAGCGAGCCGTCCAGGGCGTTGCGTTCAAACGGGATACCTTGACCAGCCTTGAACTGAAGCAGCGATGCACTGCGCATATTCTCTAGTGTCTTGGTCCTGGGAGAGGTCGCGCCATACAGATCGCTGAACTCTTCAACGTAATCGAGCGCTTCTTGATCACTCAACCCAGCCTTACGCAGCGATTCATAGATCGGTCCAACGTGGTAGAAGTAGCCATTCTCATCACCAACCCTCGGGGCAATACGACCAGCCAGGACATCAGAGAGCGCTCCCTGGTTGTCGACTAACTGCTGCATTCGTCCGCCCTTGCCATAGGAATCACCATCGGCCAGGCGTGGGTTGTTATCCATGATCGAGCGCTGCGGGAAGATGCCCTGCGTTAGCTGATAGCCTTCTGGCGACAGATCCATTGGCTGATAGGCAGGTGCGTATCCTTGCTGCATTGGAGCAGGGCGCTTCGCCATCTGCTTGATTTCCAGGGCGCGACTAACTTGCTCGAGGAGCTCACGCGCTGCTGCTGGAATTGCAAAAGCTTTATCTGCCTTGCTCATTATGCCTTCCCTGTTCTCTTCTTTGCGGTCTTCTTTGCGTCAGTAAACGCTTGTCTTGTTGGCGCCCCTGCAGTGCCAGGTTTGCGCATTGACTCGCCTGAGCCATTCTTGATGCGCTTCCGCTTGGCGTGGATGTTCTTGTACAAACTCATAGCGTGACGTTCCTCTTTTGCTCTTCCTCGAGCTGCAGCTCTGCAAGATCCATCGCCGCCTGGTGCTCCTGCTTCTCATCGACCAGGCCATACTTGACCTTGGCGTCCTGCTCTTTGAGCGCCAGGGTTGCTTGATCGATCTGGTAGTCGTAGTTGACCTTCATCTGCTGGATCTGAAGCGCCTGCTGCTGCAACTGGATCTGCATTTGCGCGACCTGGGCCTGCTGCTGCTGCATCATTGCCTGCTGCTGCTGGTTCATTTGTTGCATTTGCTGATACTCAGGATCCTCGGGTGACATCAGGTACGCGCTTGTCTGTGCGATACCCATGCGTGCCGCTGTCTCTGCGAGGAGGGCATGACGCTGCTTGTCGCCATACAATGGATCGCCGGCAATCATTTGATGTAGTGCCACCATGGCCTGTGCCTGGTCACGCGACTCATCTGGAGTCAACGCCACACGGACGGTCATGTCAGCACGCTCACCGAGCTGCGAAGGAACGACCTGCATAAACTTGCCGCCAACACGAATGGTCTGTGGCTTGGTCTCGAACTGTAACGCCAGGCGGTACATCTCATTCATCAACGGACGCAAGAACAGCTCAGCCAGGTGACGTGCCATGGTCATGACCTTGCGGTTGCCCATCGTGCCCAGGGCCTCAATGAGCTTCCCTGAGTTGTTGCCGTTTAAGGCTTGTGGGTCGATTCCGTTGGAGATTCTGCTGACACCTGAGCGGCTCTCTTTCTCTCGAGCAAATAACTCGTCTGTCTGGAACGCTGCCGGAGAGAGCGATGGCGTCGGCATTGGGACGACCGCCGTTGGGTCCGCTGCATTGATCACGCCTCCAATATTGTTGTCGACCAGCTCACGCGGGTTCTTGACCATCGAGAGGTTGGCCACGACACGGCTGGTGTTCGCCATTGCCTGGTTGTCGATGATCAACCGCTGCAGCGTCGAGCGTGACTTCTGTACGTCAAACAACTGGTCCGCCAGTGACAGGCCATACACCTGGTGTGGCAGCGGGAACGGGGTGAACGTGTAGTAGGGGTGCTTGTCGACCTGCTCGACAGACAGAATCTTGTCGTCACAGTACGCAATCTGGTACAAGTTCTCTTCGCCGGTCCCCTCAATATCGCAGCGCAGGTAGCACTCGAAGAACCGGTAGTATTCCTGGTCGTCGTTGACGATCGGAGAGATCCGCTCACGGCTCGTCTCTTCCCACTCGTTGTAGCTAGACTTGTCAGGCGATAGATCCGTCAGCATGTCGTGCGGGAACCCGAGTTCCATCAGCTCAGAATGTGTCAGGTAGCTAATGTCTGCAGTAAACCGTGCGGTCTCGATATCATCGGCGTCCGGGTCCACAAAGAAACGCTCAGGGGCCACAATCTCAACACGCACCTGGCTTGTGTCCTTGATCTGGACCATGTCAGCCGTAACTGTGCCGTCACCGTTATCCATAATCTCACCAGCGAGCTCGACGTTCGGCTGCGACAGCAGCATGTCGATCGCGTCAGCTGGGACATTAGAGACTGTCTCGTAGCTGTCTTCCTGGTTTGGCTCCCAGTACACCTTGGCGATGCCCATCTTGGCCACCAGGCCGTCGTGGATCAGGTCATGCAGCACACGGTAGCCGTTGTTCTGCTTGTAGAACACATGGTTTACATAGCGTGTCGCCTGGTCAGCCATCGGTACGTCGTCTTCGTCCCTAGGCTCGAACCGGACCACAGACTCAGACGCATTAAACGTCTGCAGCAGCACCGACTTGACCGACTCAACCGCATCAAACACGTCGCGTGAGATGTGCTGCGAGCGGTTTGGCTTCTCATTACCAAAGGGCTTACCGAAGTAAGCGTCATAGCCACGCACACGCTCATAGGCGATCTCAGAGTCAATATGCGTCTCTGAGGCGTCGATATAACGCTCCAGCTTCTTACGCAGCTCGTCTTGTGTCAGGGGTTGCATGTATTCCATTTATAGGTCCATCGTTGGATATAACTCTTCAGGCATGTCCCTGGCAGCGCCAGGCTTCTCGCCGAATCGTTCAATACTTAATACGCAGTAGCGCGACGCATCGATCACGTCATCAAACTGCTTCACAATCTTGCCGTTCTTACGGTGGTAGCGACGGAACTCAGAGAACCATTGACCACACGTCCCGAATATCTTCAGACGTCCTGTCCGCATCCGTTCAAGCATGATCATCAGGCCCGGCTCCACGAACCGTGTCCCGTCGGGGTTAGTAAACGGACCGATCAAATCCAATCCATGCGATCGGTACATTTCCGCCAGGGTCTTGCCTGAGCCTTTCTCGGTCTGGTCACCGTCAGCCGGGTAGACCACCGGGATCTCGAGCCTGGCCTTGATCGCCGCAGCGTGGATCGCCGGGACCTCGCCAGAGACCGCGTATTCGTCAGTGATATAGATCACGTCAGACTCAGAATCGTATGCAGCCCAGATCGCTGCCGTTGGGTGATCAATACCGAAGTCCATCGCAGCCAACCTGGTCCAGTGAGCAGGGATCGCGAATGGATCAATGCGGATCGCATCCTCAGAGATCGGGAACACCATCCCTTCACCAAGCACAGGGATGCCCTTGGAGCGCATCTCACGCTGGTACTCAGGCATCGCGTCGAGCAGCTGAGCCTTGGTGTCGTTGTCTAGGTGCGGCGCGTCATCCCAGGTCACGTTGCCGAGCCATTGCCCAGGCTTGATGTCCTCCATGAACTGGGTCACCAGCTCGGTCATGCCATTCTCTGGCGTGAAGGTCATCAAGACGTAGCCGCCTTTGTTCTTGTTACCGGTCGCAGTCCGCGTCAGCAGCTGCGGGTAAATCGTAATATCTTGTGGTTCCTCGTCGACCCAGGCGAAGTCAACCGTCGAGCCCATCAGGACATGCTGTCCCTGGCTGTAGGATTTAAACGACACCACCGACTGACCTTTTGGGTGTGTAATGCGCACATCCTTGGCAAGCCTTGGTACGCCTACGGTTGGCGTGACTCCCTGCACTAAATGCTTCGGTATCATCGCCCCTGACATCTCACCAGCCAGCAGGTCACCAAATAATTCCTTTTGGATCACGTCACGCATCTGCTCACCGGTGACACCGAGACACCAGATCCGTGGCGCGTAATCAAACCTGGCACCTTCCCACCAATCGGGATACATCCCGGTCGCGTGGCAAGCCACCTCGAACGCTGCAGAGTAGGTCTTACCGACCCGGTTCGCTGCCATCAGCAGCCGCTGCTTGTTCTTTGCCCCAGCCTTGTACAGCTTGTCCTGCCATGGATAGGGCGTGTAGAAGGCAGAGGGGTTCTCTGCTTTGAGCTGCCGATAGGTAGTGACTAGCTCCATTACACGCTTGGCCGTAGCCAGTTTGCGTTTGTTCATAGGGCGTTAACGTCGACGCCGAATTCCTTGAGCTGATCCACCAGGTCCTCGATCGAGATATCGACCGTGGTCTCCTGCTGTACGCTCGTCTCTGTGCGGTCCACCCACCCGGCCTTATTCTTCATGGTAAAGATCCAGGTCGTCGCGTTGACGTTCTCGACCTCGCCCAGGATCATCTTCCGGGGGATACCGGCCCAGTAAGCAATAG